CGATCTCAAAATTTCCAAACTGTATGATGTGAGTGCCGTGAGTCTCCCGGCGAACGATGCCACATCAATTTCTGCTAGAACATTCGGGGCGGGAGTCGTGGACGAAATTGTGCAGGAGCTGCGCAAACGTGAAGAGCAGAAAATGCGTATCCGTATCCTGTCGATTTGAGAAAATGGGGGTAAAAGACAATGAACGATTTCTCCAAGATGACGATTGAAGAGATTGAATCCCGTAAGGCCGCGATCCTGACTGAGATGGAGCAGGATGGAGCCGATCTGAACGCGCTGGAAGCCGAAATGCGCGCCGCCAAGGCCGAACTTGAAAAGCGTGCTGCCGATGAGGCCAAGCGCAATGAAATCCGTGGAATGGTTGCCTCTGGTGCTGTGAAGGGCACCCGTGTTGAGGAACCCGCCGTGGAAGTGCGCAACAGCAAGGCATACATTGATGCCTATGCGCAGTACATCAAGAGCGGCGATGATACTGAGTGCCGTTCTCTTCTGACTGCCAATGCAACCGCAACGGGCACCAAGCTTCCCGTGCCTGAGTTCTTGCAGGAAAAGATTGAGACTGCATGGGAACGCAATGAGATCCTCAACCGAGTCACCAAAACCACACTTGCTGGCAATATCAAGGTGCCGTTTGAACTGACTGCGGATGATGCCATTGTGCATGCAGAGGGTTCCGGGGCTGTTGCTGAAGAGGCACTCACCTTTGGCCTGGTTGAACTGAAACCCGAAACTATCAAGAAATGGGTTTCTTTCTCCGATGAAGTTGAGGCCATGAAGGGCCGTGAGTTCCTTGATTACATCTATGATGAAATCATCTACCGTGTAACCAAGAAACTTGCAGACAAGTGCCTTGATGACATCACCACCGCTCCTGCCGCCAACAGCGCAACCGCAATCGGTGTTCCTGCTGTATCTCAGAATCCTTCCGTCACTGCGATTCCGACCGCAACGGCTTATCTGAGCGAAGATGCAACCGAACTGGTTGTGATCATGAACCGCCTCACCGAGATCGAATTCACCAAAGCGTTTGCCGCTGGCAGTTTCGCTGTGAATCCTTTTGAGGGCGTGACCAAGGTCTATTCATCTCACCTTCCTGCATTCTCTGCCGCATCTACTGGCGATGTATATGCAATTGTCGGTGACCTCAAGGGTATTCGTGTGAATTACCCGGAAGGTGACGGCGTTGAGATGAAGTATGACGAACTCACCCGCAAGAAAGAGGATATTGTTGAGATCCTGGGCCGTCAGTATGCGGGCCACGGTGTGACCAAACTGGGCCACTTTGCCGTGCTGAAGAAGGTTGCGGGCTGATGAAAATCAAGCTGCTTAAAAACGCGCAAGTGATTTGCACTGCGGGAACCGTTGTTGATACGGATCCTGCACGGGCAGAGTTCCTGATTACGATGGGTGTAGCGGTGAAAGCCGATGATGCGCCAACGGATCAGGCACCCGCCAAGGCCAAGAAGGCCACAAAGAAATGATAAAAATGATCCCGGCGAGAGGTGATATCAATGGCGATGCTTGACAGCGTAAAAAAAGCAATGAGGATCTCATCGGATTACTATGATGACGAACTGCAATTGCTCATAGATGCCGCCTTGCTTGATATGCAACTCGCCGGGATCATTACTGATTCCGGGGATGCTCTGATAACAAGGGCGGTGATCACCTACTGCCGTTGCAATTTCGGAACTCCAGAAGATTATGATCGTCTGAAAGCATCATATGATGAACAGAAAAAGCAATTGTGGATGGCAACCGGGTATACTGATTGGCTAGAGGAAGAGGAGTGATTGCAAATGGTGAGGGCAACAACCGCACTGTTTATTGCTGAAACTCCGAACGCGCACGGCATTTATGATGCACCCGTGGAAACAAAACGCGAGTTGCCTGTTACCGTGAGATCCGTGGGGATGCGCGAAACCTATGAGGCCATGAGCAAGGGACACTATCCAGAGATTGTGATCATACTGGAGCACGATTTTGATTATCAGGGCGAAAAGCTGATAGAGCTGCGCGGGGTGCGTTATGACGTACTCCGCACATACTTGAATAAGTACGAACAATTGGAACTCACCCTTGAGAGGAGCGCGATGCAGTAATGTTTGATGCACTACTTGCCGCACTCCGTAGCACTGGAATTGAGTTTGCCGAAAACGGATGGGTGGATGCGCACAAAATTGGCGGGAACGCTGATTATGGTGTTGCATCCATTGATGGATCAGGGCGCACGGTGTGGGCTGATGGGCACATGGAACACCAAGCTATTGAAGGCACAGTGGATCTGTTTTGCCACGGCTCCGGGCGTGATCGTATGGCAACCATTCAGAATGTGTTTGATTCGATGGGGATATCATACACACTACAAGCGGTTGACTATGAGAACGATACCCGCCTTACGCACTGGTCATGGGTTTTCCAACTGGAAGAGATGTGATTGCATGAATATCCGACTCAAGATGAGTGGACTAGCTGAGCTGGAGATGCGGATTGCTACTCTAGAGAGATCTGCGCCGGGAGTGGCAAAGGCTTGCTTGTATGAAGGCGCGAGGGTACTTGCGGACAGTCTTAGGGCCGCTGTTGCCACAATACCCACGCAAGAGCATCATGCAGTGCCGAATGCTCCAAACGGGCGGCAGTTGGTTTACATGACTCCAGAAGAAAAAGCAGCATGCCTGGCGGGAATTGGTATTGCGAAATTCCAAGGTGATGTTGGACACTTTGAAACGGCGGTTGGTTTTGAGGGATATCAAACCACGGCAACTTCTGAGGGGTACCCATACGGCATCCCGGTGCCGATGCTGATGAGATCCATAGAAATCGGATCAAGCGTGCGTGCAAAGTATCCTGTTGTCAGAAAGGCACTCAAGGGTGCAGAGGGCGGCGCATTAGCCGCCATGCAAGCAAAATTCGATGAAATCATCGAAAAGATCATGAGATAAGGGGGAACATACGCATGGCTGTTGTTGGTATGCGTTATCCTGTGGCGGCTCCGATCACGGCAGAAACAGAAGGGGCCGCAATCACATATGGCGAAGGGTTTGTGATCGCAAAAGCGATCCGGGCCAATATCACATATAACCGCAATGACAATCCTCTTTATGCGGATGATGCTATTGCGGAAAATGACAATGGTATGACTGGTTATGACATCGAACTTGAGGTAGATAAACTGCCTGATCAGGTGCGCGTGGATCTGCTGGGCGATGTCGTGACGGGTACTGGTGACACTGCTGAATATAATCAGACGGATGCAAGCGCACCGTATGTTGGATTCGGTTATATGCGCGTACTGCGTGAAAACGGTGAAACCAAGTATCAGGCTATTTGGTGTCATAAATGCCAGTTTGCAGAGCCGTCCGAAGAGACAAACACCAAAGGCGAAACCATTGAATGGGGCACACCCACTCTCAATGCAACGGGAATGGGCGTGAGGATTGATTCTACTGGCGCAATCAAGTACCGTGCGCGTAAGACCTTTGATACAGCGGCGGGTGCAATTGCCTGGCTGAACGAAAAAGCTAACATCTGATGATGAGGTAAAAGCATGATCATTGACGGAAAAGAAATAACACTCAAACTCGACCTTGAAGCATATGACGAACTGTGCCAGAAAGGCTATTGGGTAGAACAGATTGATGAAATGATCCAAGGCAACAAGCAAGTGCAAGTGATTTGCGATCTAATCGCCATCATGGGCACTCATGGCACGGGTGAGAAAATTGAAGCGGCCTGGGTGAAAAAGCATCTTCCTTTTTCTGCTTTTCCGAAAGCCAAGGGGGAATGTGTGAATACCATTGTTGCCGCCATGCGCTCTGAAACCGCTGATGCCGAACGGGCAGATGAGGTGGTTGATGAAGTCTTGGAAGAGATTGAGAAAAAAAAAGAAAAAATCGGTTGACCTATAGGCTGTTAGTCTCATATGGCCTAATTGCGGGGCTGACTTATGCTGAAATACGCAAGGCCAGCCCCGGCTTTGTTATTGATTGCTATGTCTACCGCATGCGGTATGACGATGTGCAACACGGCATAAAACGCAAAAAGAGAACGGCGGGTGATGTTTGATGGCTGGAATAAAAGGCGAAATTGGCATTGATGGCGCGGCGAAATTTAGAAGCGAGATGAGGAATGTTCGCCAGAGCATCAAAGAGTTGGACAGCGAACTGAAACTTGCTGATTCTCAGTTCAGAGCAACTGGCAACGCAGAACAGTATATGTCTGATCGTTCCTCAGTGCTCAAGCGTCAGATTGATGCACAGCAACAGGCAATTAAACTGCTGGAAACCCAACTGGAAGCGGCGAAAGCGCAGTATGGAGAGAACAGCACTCAGGTTTCCAAGCTGAAAACCGAGCTAAATAATGCTAAAACACAGCAAAACAATCTGAAAACTGCGCTTGCTGAAACAACTGAACCTCTTGGGACGGCTGCGGAGCAGACGGGAGAACTTGCCACAAAAACGGGTGAGGCATCCACAAGCGCGGGAGAATTGGATACCAATCTGCAAAACGTTGTGAATCATCTGGATTTCCAAGCGGTTGCACGGTTTGCTGATGGCGTGGGAAAATCCATTGAGAGTGCCGCCAAGAAGGCCAAAGAACTTGGTGTAGCGGTTTGGAACCTTGGCACCGAAGCGGGCACAACCGCAGATGACTGGTTGACAATGTCCACGCAATATGGGATTTCCGTTGAGGATATCCAGAAGTGGAACTATGCGGGGAGATTTGTTGAT